CGCGGCCTGGCCATGGACTTCACCGTTAAGGGAAGAACAGCTGATGAGGTTCTGGAATATGTCTGGAAGCAGCCGGAAGTCCGCTACGCCTACAAGATCGATGCCAACTTTGTCCATATGGATGTTGATGTTTAATGGAGGCAACATGGAGAACATTACACCATGGCAGCTTGTGGGCTTGATCGTTGGTGCGGTGCTTGCTCTGGCTGGTGCGGTCAACACCATCGGCAGCGCCGCAGAAAAGATCGCAAAGGCCGCCCGGGCGGCCAAAGCGCCAAACGAAGAACAGAACGAACGGATCTCTGCTCTGGAGGAAAGGCTCGCAGAAGTGGACAGGAAGCTCGACAACGACAAGAGGCGGCTCGATACAAACGATGCCGGTAACCGGGTAACCCAGTTGGCTTTGCTTGCCCTGTTGGATCATAGCCTAGACGGCAACAATATTGAGCAGATGCAGATCGCTAAGAAAGAACTGCAGCAACATTTGATCAACCGATAATTTAGGAGGATACATACATGGATTACAATGCAATTATTAACGCGCTCATCCACTACGGCTCTATCATTTTGGGTATCATGTTCGCGCTGACCACTGCGGTGACGCTGATCGTCGAAGTGGTAAAGAGATTGGTGCCGAAGATCCCCACGGATCTGGTGGTGTTCATCATCTCTATCATCCTTGCGGTGCTGGCGCTGTATGTCTATGCAGCGATCATGGAGATCACCGTCATGTGGTACTACGCGGTCGGTGCAGTCGTCCTCGGCATCTTTGTGGCCTACGCAGCCATGTTCGGCTGGGACAAATTTGCCGCCCTCGTTTCCCGCCTGAAAGAGTATATTGTGAAGTAAATAGTGCCGCCCGTCTCTGGACTATCCCAGGGACGGGCATTTTGCATTTTAGCTGGTACTTGACCTTGTTGCAGATTTGTTGCTTTTTGATAAAATTTAATAAAATACGAGAAACTTTAAGCAATATTAAATATTTATGATAAGGCTGAAAAAACTTAAAAAAGAAAGAAAAATATATCAAAAAAGTTCTAAAATCGCTTCACACGCATGAGGTCACAGGTTCGAGTCCTGTTGTCTCCACCAAAAAACACCCCGAAACCGATTGGTTTTGGGGTGTTTTTCTGCGTTTATCGAACTTTTTTAAGCGGTATTTTTTGAACCGCTTTGACTTGCTTGTAATTTGCTTGTAACCGCAAGAGGTTTGTTTACTTTAGATATCTCTGCCAGAATGTCATTTTTATCTAAATGAGTGTAGTATTTATCGGTTACCTTGATGTCTGAATGGCCCATCATGCGGCGTAAAATCTCCGGTTTTACGCCATTTCTTACTGCCAATGTGGAGAAAGTATGTCTGCAGGCATAAGGTGTCATATCTTGGCAACCAATCTCTTTCATCAACTCTTTGAAATCTCGCTTTCTGAAATTGGTGAAGTCCTTATTGCCATCATAGGCATCAATTAACCTGTTGCAACCTTTGCTTTTGGCTTTATTAAGAATTGCTTGGTAGTGGGATAATCCAATGGGAGAGACGGCAAGCACACGATCCTGGCCGGCTTCGGTTTTAGAACCACCGATAAAATAATCTTCGAAACAGTTTTCAAGTGGAACTTTGAACAGTTCATTGGGGCGCGCACCTGTTGCAATTAGAATAAGAACGATGGCCGCTGCCCGGTGCTTTGACTTCTGAATGGCAGAGATTTGACTATCCGTAAACGGCCGCTTCTCGCTCTTCTGGTCAGCAGTGATGGTGACATTGCGGGAATGGTTTTGGTTAATAATGCATTCGTCCAACGCCCACTTTGACAGTTGCCCAAATAGTTGCTTGACCTTCTCACAACTGGATTTTGACTTCCCGGCATCTTCCATTTTTATGATTATAGATTGAAAGTCAGACTTCCTAAGAAGGCGAAACTTTTGGTCATAAAGCGCTTTGCAATGCTTATAGGCAGTGGTATAGCATCCCATCTGATCCTCGGACACTTCTCTTGCGTGGACAGGCTTCCATGCCTCATAGATCTGCGAGAATGTTAAATTGTATTTATCGGTTACATCAACATCCGTTGTGCGCTCTAAGAGTTTCTGCGCTTCAGCATAGGTTTTTGCAGCACCTAAAAAGACATTGTTCCGCATAGCGGCCCAAGGCTTGGCACGGTTACCGGGCATCTTGTAGATTGTTCCAGATCCGTTGGCGCGCTTTCTGCGCTTGCGCTCCTGCTGGCCTTGCTTCTTACCACACAGGAAGCAAAACAGCGCACCTTCCGGCAGATCGGCTTTGCATTTTGAACAAATAGGCATACTTCCTCCTTGCTTTTTCGGAGGGGCTATGCTATCCTAAAAGGGTAGATTACCCCTATAGTGAATTGGTGAGAGGGTGTTTACATCGTCCCTTCCCGGGCTCCTACCCCTGGGAAGGGGCTTCTTTGTTTTTATAGGACTTTTTCAGAAATCATCTTGCAGATTTCCGCAACATTGGCAGTGGTAATAAACTCCAACTTGACCTTGCCAAGACCGGAGAACCAAAGCTCCAGCTCGCTGTCCCGGTCCAAAACACCGGCAGTTTCTACAGAATAGGCTTGGATCTTGCTGTATGGCAAAGAGGTGAAATCTTTTTTCTTTCCAGAAATGCCTTGAATATTGATGGTAATAATGCGCTTGTTAGTGAAGACAACACCATCACGGATACTTTGGTAGGTACTAATAATTTCTTCCCCCTCTACCAACATTGGGGAAATTGTGTCTGCATAGATGCTGTTGTTGGCAGGTTTCAGCTTGACAAATGCTGCATTGTTAAAATCAATCATAACAATACCTCTTTCCTATATTATTCCGGATGTCCCGGTAGATTGTAAAATAAAGCTTAATGGAGGTTAACGGTTAGAAAGAAACCTTTTCATAAGATTACCTCACAATTAAAAGTATAGTTCCGTGGCTAAATTACCATGGACATAGTAGCAGACAGCTTTGCGCATAAACTGTTCGGTAACACCGAATCGCTTGGCCAGCTCCCAGATCTCAGTACAGCCATCCGCTACAGCGTTATCCAGATCCTCTACTGGGATGAGCTTTCTTATAGCCCATTTGTCTGCCTTGTTTTCGTGTCGTTGCCGACAATCTACAGCGGTGTGAATGGAATAGAAACTGCCAGTTTCGCAGTGGCCAATCTCATGGCCAAGGTGGACAAGTTCCAGAGCATCACCATCCATGACTGACTGATCAATACCGATGTAACAAGTACCGCCATCAGTCATAAGGGATAACGAGCCGGTTTCTGGTAGTGAGGTTTCAATGACCGCTATATTCCGTTGTTCCGCCAGTTTATAGAGGTCTAATACTTTCATGGTTACTCCTTTGATTTCTTCATATCCTCCCGGAGCTTGACCAGGGCTGCAAACTCCTTCACTTCCTGGTACATGGCATCGGTGATCTCTCCGCTACCGCCAAAGAGGGCAAACTTGATATCGTCGTCACTCACAGAGCGCTTGCCGTTATCGGCAGGCGCTTTTTTGTCTTTACCTAAATAATAAGTGCCGATGTCAATGCCTGGTTTCTTTCCGTATTCATCTACCATTGCTGTATATACATCACGGGGGATGCTGTGTTTATCATCTCCTTGATTCAAAAGCATTGCAACATAGGTAGAGAAATCAGGGTGCTCCAAATTGTATCCGAAGGATTCTAAGCTGCGAGAGAACAATGCTTTGAACACAGTAGTTTGGGCCTTGACTTTATCTGTTAAGGCTGCCGAAGGGTTATTAACAACAGCGCGCGCATCGGCTTTTTTGGATTCACGATAAACATGGTCCCAGCAAAAACCATATTCTTCAATGGCTTCTTCCCATTCAGGTTTTTCTCCGATAAGTAAACCGACAGAAACACCTAATACTTTAGCGATTTTAGAAAGCGTCTCTGTTGATAACCCCTGTTTTCTTCCCACCTTTAGGTCAGAAAGAGACGCACGACTGGCGCCAGACTCCTTACACATGGAAGTGATAGTCATTCCATTGCCGATACACAGTTTTTCAATGCGATTGTACAAATCAGACATATATTACAGCCCTTTCTTGTACACTTCGCTCAAATTACGCAAAAGCATAATTTCCCTGTTGACAATTACGCAAAAGCATAATAGAATACAGTCAACAGGTCGCGAAAGCGTAAAAATTGTTGAGTGGTATTAACAATATATTACACTTTTGCGTAAATGTCAATACCTTTAGAAAGGAGAACACACAAAAGTGGAGAAAAATACGCTTACCCCTTTTGGCAAGGCTGTCAAGAAGAAACTGGTGGATATGGACAAAGACCATTCATGGTTGATTGAGCGGGTGGCTAATCTTACCGGATTGTATTTCGACCGCTCGTATTTGCACAAAATTATGACCGGCAAATTAGGTACACCCAAAATCGTCAAGGCAATCTGCGAAATTTTGGAGATTGCCGAAACATTCAAATCTTAAGGAGGAACCTATGCAAAAATTAACAATGACCCTAATGGAGGTCTACGAAGCCATGCGCAATGCAGGCATTCGATGTAGTCCCAAGATGATCTCTGCGGGTATTGCGTCCGGCGCATATCCGTTTGGCCGTGTGGTCAGCGTCGGACCTACCAATCGCAGAAGGCTTGAAATCTATCGGACCGACTTCGCAGCGTGGCTGCAAAGTAAAACACCAACTGACCATATGGAGGAATCAGCATGATTGAAGTACCTAAAATCACCCAAGATGAAGACACCCACAACCTGCTGGAGGAGGAATTAATCAAGGATCCCGAACAGCAGGCGCTGGAAGAACAGGTAAAGCACCTGCATGAAGAACTGGAGCGATCCAATATCGCCAGATCGGCTCTGGAGTGCAAACTGGAACAGGCTCATAGTCGTGAGTCGGATCTCGGAAGAGCACTGAAACAGGAGCGTAAGGAACATGAGAGGGAAATCCGGCATTACGAAAGAGAACTCCAGAAAGAAACCACCGGGCAGATACAGTCCATCAAGTGGCCTTGCGTCTGTATTGCCATCTTTGCCGTTCTCAGCCTGCTGATTGGTCTGTGCGCTGACAGAGGCTGGATGGTAAATCTGCTTGCGGAAATTCTTATCTGCCTGTGTCTGTGCGTCTGCACATTCTTCTCCGGCATCGTATGGAGTCGAACAAGAAAGTAAAAATGCCGCTCCCGGTTGTAGCAGAACCGGAAACGGCGCGTGGGAGTGTCCCAACACTCCTAGCATAACAGACTAAGGAGGAAATGTCAAATGTTAGAAACCTTTATCAATCTTGTGTCCGTTCTCTCGGAAGCGGGAACAATCAACGAAGCTTACCTGAACCGCACATCAGGCATGCTAACGCTTGATGGTATTACGAATGACGAAGTTTCATTCCACCTTTCATGCCGATATGAAAAAGAGCAGAAGCATTCCTGATCACCCCGATATTGCCCGTGCTCTCCAAACCGGGTATAGCAGGCACTATAAAACCATTCGATGTGTGGATTGCGGATCGGAGATGTATGGTGCGCACCTGATATATATCGATAACGGCGATGTTTTATGTGGTTCGTGCCTAAAAGAACGGATTGAAGACGGGTACAGTATTGACGATCTGGCGGAGGCACTTGATGTTCGTAAAGCTACCGCTGGTGATTATCTCGAAGAATTGGAGGATCCAGATTGAACACTGCAGATTATATCCGGCACGAAGCCGACGAAATCGCCAGCCGTACCGGCCGGTACATACCTCCATATCGGCTGGCAAACCTTATGAAAACAAGTCAGCGCATATTTGACCTTGTCGTGAAGTCTGATATCGCAATGACCTACGAAGAAATCCAACTAGTTCTTGGTATTGTTCAGAACGCGGTTGGACAGGCAATTGGAAAGGAGAGCAACAATATATGATGCCCAAAGATAACCTTCGCCAGCTTACCGGCGATGAACGGCTTGGCCAGATGCGGGAATCCGAATATCTGGGAGCCGAAGATATTGACGATGATGTAGAACCTGTTCTTACTATTGCAGGCCTTTGGAACGGCACAGTCACCCTGCAGCGTGGTAAGGAGAACAAAGATGTGCTGTCCTTTGCTGAAGAGCGTGTCCCCGGTATCCGGCAGGTTCGTCCTCTGATCATCAACGCAACAAACCGCAAGACCCTGCGAAAGCTCTTCGGTGATGTAAAGGCGTCCACACTGATCAGCAAACAGATCCAGCTCTACATAGACCATAATGTCCGGGATCCTCAGGACGGCGGCAAGACCGACGGAATCCGAATCCGGCCGTTTAAGCCCCGTGTTCAGCAGGCCGCCCCTGTGCCGCCCTGTTCTGACTGCAAGGGCGAAATTACCCCGGCATTTGGCAGGGATGCCCGCTGGGTGGCTGGCTACACAACAAAAAACTACGCCGTTCCTCTGTGTGCCGCCTGCGCGCAAAAGCGGAAAGAAGCGGCGCAGGCCGCCCCTGTGCCGCCTGCAGATGAAACACCTTCATCCGAAACCCCGGGGGATGGTGATATTCTGTGAGTCTGCCAAAGGTTACATCCAAAAACTATTACGACCCGCACATCCAAATGGCGTATATGGGCGCCACTCAGTATAAGGCATTCCAGAAATGCGAAGCAGCTGCACTCGCTACCTTGCGTGGCGAGTGGGCTGAGAAGAAAACCGTTGCTCTTTTGGTTGGCGGGTATATTGATGCCTATTTTTCTGGAGAACTAGATCAATTCAAGGAAGAACACCCGGAAATTTTCAGTTCTCGTTATCCCTATGGCCTAAAGGCGGAATACAAAATGGCGGATCTGATCATTGACCGGATGAAGCGGGACAGGCTCTATATGTTGCTGATGGCCGGCCGAAAGCAAGTAATCCGTACCGGCTATATAGCCGGGGTGCCATTTAAAATCAAGATCGACTGTTTACTAAATGCTACCCAGTGCCGGCAGATCATAGATCTCTTTCCGGACGCAGCGCACGCTCTAGGTATGTGTGACGGTGCCATCGTGGATCAAAAGGTGATGGCTAATTTCGATAGTGTGTGGTCCCCAGAAGAGCACGAACGACTACCCTTCATCGAATATTGGGGATATGACACCCAGGGCGCGATCTATCAAGAAATAGAAGGCAATATGCTGCCGTTTATTATCAACGCCGGCACAAAAGAGGAAACTCCTAATTTAGGAGCATTCTATATCCGCGATGCCGATCTAGCGGCAAAACTGGCAGAGGTGGAAGATAATGCACCCCGCTACCAAGCTATTAAAGAGGGTAAGGTCGAGCCGCACCGCTGTGAACACTGTGACTATTGCCGTTCTACTAGGCGGCTACAGACGATTATCGATTATAGGGAGGTTGAGTTCTTTTAATGCTGAATCACATTACTATTATGGGTCGGCTGACCAGGGATCCTGAACTTCGCAGAACTGGCAGCGGTATTGCTGTGGCATCTTTCACTCTTGCAGTAGATCGCGACTTCGCTCCTAAGGACGGAGGAGAACGAGAAACCGATTTTATTGATTGTGTTGCTTGGCGCCAGACCGGAGAGTTTGTTTCCAAATACTTCACCAAAGGTCGTATGGCTGTGGTATCCGGCCAGCTGCAGATCCGCAACTGGACCGACAAGGAAGGCAACAAACGCCGTAATGCGGAAGTCATAGCTGACAATGTCTATTTCGGTGACAGCAAGCGGGACATAAATTCCGCAAGCTCTCCAAAACCTGCACCCGATTATACACCGCCGGTTATTCCCGATGCATCGGATTATGCGTTGCTTGACGACGATGATGCACAATTACCGTTTTAAGGATGTGATGGAATGTCTGATTTACTCACACCCCAAGAGGAATATATGGAAGAACCGAAGGTTACACTAGCCATTCCTGAAAAATACGAATATACATTCGAAGACTTTTTAGGTACTGAGCCTTATGAAAACCTTTGTCAGCTTTTGCCTATGGAACGTATTTTTAGATTAGAAAAAGCAAAAGTTGCTGCTCGCGCAAAAAGCGTTAAGTTTTCTGGCTTTGAAGGTATAATGTCTGCCTTTATAAAAGAATATCAGAGAGAAAAGCGACAAAATATGATTGCCAATTACACGGAATTTGGCGATCAAATCATGGAACTTTGTTGTGAACACTGGGTCTCTACTGACCGTGGCATCTATCGGGACTCGCTGAACGGCGGCAAAGAGTATGCTTGTGCCCATGCGATTATGCCGATAAAGCGCCTCGTGAATATCGACACAGGAGTAGTAAAAATCGCCCTCGCATATAAGCCACCTGGCAAATACAAGCAATGGCGGACAACTATTGTAGACAAGACCACCATCGCCTCTTCCAAAAGCATTACGGCTCTTGCAAGCCAGGATATTGCTGTCACAAGTACGAACGCATCTGCGTTGGTTGACTATCTAAACGATATGCAAATGATCAACTACGATGTGATAGAAGAGTGTAAATCCATTGGTCGGCTTGGCTATATACCTGGTGAAGGATTTTCACCTTATGTGGATGGTCTTGTGTTTGATGGTGATGCATCCTTCCGGAATCTATATCAATCTGTGGAATCCAAGGGATCTATTGCCGCATGGTATGAAACTGCCATGGAGTGCCGCCGGCAATCCCTTACAGCAAGAATCATGCTTGCTGCTTCTTTTGCATCGCCTATCCTGTCGTTGGTCGGCTCTCTGCCGTTCTTCGTTCACCTATGGGGCGTGGATTCCGGCACTGGTAAAACGGTCGCCCTGATGCTCGCTGCGTCCGTCTGGGGCAACCCTGCGCTTGGTAGTTACCTGCAATCATTCAACGGTACCCAGGTAGGCCAGGAGCGAACAGCAGCATTCCTCAACCATCTGCCGGTGTGCCTAGATGAACTGCAACTTACCAAGGACAGCAAAGGAAAAACCAACTTTGATGTGTACCAACTTGCACAGGGTGTAGGCCGGTCCCGAGGTAAAAAAAGCGGCGGTGTGGAGCTTACTCCCACCTGGAACTGCTGTTTCCTTACAACCGGAGAATCACCGCTCACAAGCATATCTGCAGGTGCCGGCGCAGTGAACCGTGTCATTGACATCGAGTGTACCGCCGGATCTGCCGTGCTGAAAGATGGTCAGCGGATATCTGGAAGCTTAAAGCGAAACTACGGCTTTGCTGGAAAGGTCTTCGTGGACCATCTTTATAAGGATGAAAAGACACAAGATCTCGTTCGAGAAATCTACCAAGACAACTTCCGGGATCTCTGCGCAGGTGATTCTACCGAAAAACAGGCAATGGCGGCGGCAGCCATCATAACTGCTGACTTTCTTGCTTCACAATGGGTATTCCATGACGATGTAGAAACCGCAAAGGAGTTGGTCTTGGATGTGAACGACATTCAAGAATTTCTGGCATCCAAGGAAGCGGTATCCGCCGGCAGGCGGGCCTATGATTGGCTTTGTGACTGGGTGGCGGCAAATGAAAACAAATTTTTGCACGATGGACATATCCCAAACAACGACATTTACGGCATGATTGATGGAAGTTTTGCATGTATCCTTATCGGGCGGACAAAATCAAAGACTATGTATCGCACGTCTTATGTTCCGTAATCCTAAGATCATCATTCTTGATGAGGCCACCAGCGCACTTGATGTTGAGTCTGAGGGCATTGTTCAAGCTGCACTTGAAGCTCTTGCGGAAAATAAGACCACAATTGTGATTTCTCACCGCTACCAAGCTTTACTAAATACCGATAAAATCCTCGTCCTTTACGAAGGCAAGCAGGTAGGATATGACCACTATGACAAACTGATGGCAGAAAATAAGTACTTTTCCGATATGTTTGCAGAACAAAAAGGGGTAACGGTATGAAATACACACGAATGAATATATTCTGCCGCCTAAACAAATTCGTTTCATTTTCAAAAAAACATCTGATTTTTAGCGGAATATTGACGCTGTTACTAACAGCGGTTTCTCTTCTATCTCCGTATTTATACAAGACTTTGGTTGACGATGTGATGACCGACGGAAAAATCCAGTGGCTTTACTGTGTGATTCCTGCAATGATTGGTGTACATCTCATCACTTTGATTCTTTCAGGAATACAGACCTACGTCAACAAAAGATTTTCCTATGCCACTACACTTGAAACCAAGTGTCATGTAATGCAAAAGTTCCTTGTTGCAGATATTTCTTCGGCAATGGATAAGGAGGTAGGAACACAAAGTACTCGATTGGAGCAAGATACTGATGCAGTTCAAACATTCCTAATTAACCATATTGTAGGGTTTATAACATCTTTTATTATCGCAGCAATATACATGATGTTGATGCTGAAAATCAACCTTTGGTTGGGCTTGGTATCTGTTGTTTTCCTCCCCTTGACAATTTGGCTTTCGCTGATCATTGGCAACCAATATAATGCGGTCAACAAAGAAAACTATGAAGTAAAGACTAAAACCAAAACACACATTTTTGATACGGTGCAAAAATGGCGCGAGGTCAAGACTAACACCCTTGAAGATAAGTTTTCTAGTGAATATGACAACCGGTTAGAACCTGAACGAAAGCTAAATAACAAGTGGATGTTCCATTATGCTCTGCAGGACTTCTTCTACGGGATCAAAACGGAGTTTGTACTCAAGGTGCTGATATATTTCGTCGGCGGTTTATTGATCGTCACAAAAGATATTACCATTGGAGAACTGCTCATGTTTATTAGTTTTATGGGGAGTATGCAATCGGCCCTTGATTCGATTATGAAATCAAAAACAGACTTCCTTGGGGAAAAAGCTGTATTTGACCGTCTTTTTAAATATTTGAAGAATGTGAGCCGGCCAATGGAATGGATTGTCCAGAAAATGCAACAATCCGTTTAATAGATGTTGACTTTGCATACGAGGAAACGGCTAACAAGGTACTTGAAGAAGTGTCATGCACGTTCAAATGTGGTAAAAAATATCTTTTGGCAGGCAAAAGCGGAGAGGGTAAATCAACACTGATAAAGGTTTTGCTTGGCATACAGAAGCAACAAAAAGGACAAGTTTTGTTGGGCGACATGGAAATAACTGATATTGATTCCCATAGTTTACTTAAATATGTGGGGGCGGTCATGCAAGAAAACACATTTTTCAATCTTTCCATTCGAGAGAATCTACAACTGATCTCCCCTGAAGCAACAGAAGAGGACCTCGTTTTTGCACTAAAGGCCGCCTGCCTTTATGATTTTGTAGATAGTCTCCCGCAAAAAATCGATACCATTATTGGTGAACGCGGCGTTAAACTGTCCGGTGGTCAAAAGCAACGTCTTGCTATCGCACGTATAATTCTGCACGATCCACAGATTGTTATTTTGGATGAGGCCACAAGTGCTCTTGATTCCATTGTTGAAAGTGAAATATTCAGCAATTTGAGCGAAATTTTCAGTGATAAAACAATGATCGTAATTTCCCATAAATCACTTGTGAATTTCAAAAATGATGGAATCCTTTTACTTCAAGATAAGCATATTGCTATAAGTACATAA